GATAAACAAACAAAAGCGATTAGAAATGCAACGGTCAGTTGCCTCTCCTGATATGACTGCTGATATAAAAATTTCTAATTATTCCAAGGGCGAAATTCCTTGGCAGTATACTTTTATCGATCCTCTCACTATAGAAGTTATAGGTGGCCCACTCTCCAATTTATCTGGCGAACGTAAGTATGTGATTAAGCTCCCACAGCATATCATAAATATGATTAGAAAGCTTCGTAATTCTAGAGACCCACTTGAAAGAGAACTGTTAAACAATCTTGATCCTGAGATTCTGCAAGCTGCCGAGAATAATCAAGGGGTTTTGCTTCCTCCCGACAAGACCTTTGTTTATTTTTACAAGAAAGACGACTGGCAAGAATGGGCCGACCCCATGACATATGCCTGCTTTAATGACCTCATTCTGTACGAAAGACTTAAGCTAGCAGATAAGACCGCTCTGGATGGTGCTATTTCTAAAATTCGTATCTTCAAACTTGGAAGTCTTGAGCACAAGCTTGCTCCGACTCCTGCCGCAGCCTCAACTTTGCAATCTATTTTGGGTGCGAACGTAGGCGGTGGCACAACTGATATCGTGTGGGGGCCAGATATTGAACTTCTTGAAACGGGGACGGATGTACAACGCTTCTTGGGCGAGGAGAAATATCGTCCTACGTTGATGGCTATATATGCTTGCCTAGGGATTCCCCCAACGTTAACGGGAACGTTTGGAGCTTCCGGCACAACGAACAACTTTATTTCTTTAAAGACGTTAACTGAACGTTTAAGTTATGTTCGTAACATCTTGTTAGAATTCTGGAATTCTCAAATTAAGATCATACAGACGACTATGGGCTTCAGATTTCCCGCTCAAGTTGAATTTGACTTTATGTATTTGGATGACCCAGCATCTATGACTAATCTCTTGCTATCTATGGCCGATAGAAATATCATAAGTGACGAGTTTGTGCAAAGGCACATTAAGGCCAAGCCAGACATTGAGAATCGTCGGGTTCTCGCAGAGGCCAAGGGGAGAGAGGGCAAAGACCTCGAAAAGATTAGCCCTTATCATTCCGTGGACAAGGACTACGGATTGGAAAAGATCGCCTTGCAAACAGGCGTGGCTTCACCAAGTCAAGTTGGGCTTGAGCTATCGGATAAAAATGGCGAGGAATCCGCACTAGATATGAGAAGGCCTCAAGAGAAGAAAGAAGATCCTAAACGGGAAAATACAGAAGATCCCAACGTGGAAGAGCCGGGCCGCCCCAAGAATTCTCGTGACGACGCCCCTAGAAAGGAAAAGCAATTCAAGCCAAAAACTAAAGCGGCTATTGAGTTGTGGGCTAGAGAGTCTCAGAATAAGATATCTGAAATTTTAAACCCCGGCATTTTGAAGCAATTCGATAAAAAGAACATGAGAAGTCTAAACTCTGAAGAATTCAGCATTGCCGAACGCGTCAAGTTTTCTGTTTTATGCCAGTTAGATTATTTAGATCTCGTTGATATGCAAACCATACATGCAGGATTAGACAAAAAGTTGCCAAATGGTGTAATTCAAGAGTGTGATGAATGGATTTCGCACGCTGCTTCTGATATGAATAGAAAACTAAGTATTGATGAAATTAGAAATATACGTGCTACTTTCTATGCGGAAAATTATCTAGCAGAAGGTAAGTATGCATATAAAGACCAGATGACGGGCGAAATTTTTTACTACTCCCGAAGAGGCCTTTATAAAAAGAATGGCCGAAGATTAGTTCTCGTTAATAATCCATAGGGGATTTCTATGAATGATAAAGTCCAAGTTTTTAAAGATGAGCAAGATGCCGGATTAGAGGCCCTTATTCAGGCCAATGCATCTATAGCATACCATTCTCCGATTCTAGTTGGTGATGACTCCCTAGACATCAAAAAGAACTTCAAGTCACTCCCTATAGCTAGGGCAGCTAAAAACGATCCTGACATTCATCATGTGTACTCTATTTTAGTTACTACCTCTTGGAATAAAAACGATGATGTTTTTGATAAGGAAGAGGTTTGGGCTTCTAAAAATACTCCGAAGTATAAGCCGACTAACCTAGAACATGACGAGAGACAGATTGTTGGCGGGATTGTGGATAATTGGGCAGTCGATGATGATTTTGATTTAATTGAAGAAAATTTAGAAGCTAAAAATCTTCCAGACCACTATCATATATTAGTGGCTTCTGTTATTTATAAGCAATGGCAAGATCCTGCTTATCAAAAGCGAGCCTTGGATTTGATTGACGAGATAGAGGCTGGAGAAAAGTATGTTTCTATGGAATGTATTTTTAAAGGATTTGATTATGCCGTAATTGCTCCAAATGGAAACCACCACATACTTGCCAGAAATGACGAGACTGCATTTCTTACACAGCATTTGCGATCTTACGGGGGCGCTGGTTCTTATCAGGACCATCAAGTTGGCAGACTTTTACGGAATATCACTTTCAGTGGTAAGGGATTTGTAAAGAAACCTGCAAATCCAGAAAGTGTTATATTTGATCAAAACAAGGTATTTGAGTTCAACAAAGCCTCCATTTCGTCCAAAAACATGTTTTTAAATGAAAATGGTGTAATAATGAAAATAGATAACCCTAATTATTCTGACACACAGGAGAGTTTCGATATGTCAAACGAAATTTTAAATGACCAGATTGCAGAGCTAAAGAACGCTCTTGAGTCTGCGAAAGCAGAAAATAGTGCGTTGACCGATAGACTTGCTGAAGCAAATGTCGAGAAATACGAAAAGTCAATCGACAAGCTTAAGAACCAGATCCAGACTGCTGAAGAGAATCTGAGCGAAAAGGCTACTGAGTTAGAAGTGGCCAGTTCAAGTCTCGAAGAATTGACTTCTAAATTTGAGTCAATCACCGAAGCACATGAAAAGCTTGAAAATCATATTTCAGAGATGGAAGCCGCTGAGAAGACTCGCGCCCGCAAATCCTCGCTTATTGAAGCTGGGTTATCGGACGAAGAGGCAGAAGCCAAGCTAGAGACTTTTGGTAGTCTCAACGATGAGCAATTTGCTGCGTTAGCCGAGACAATTGCGATTTATACGCAAACTATAGATACTCCCGATACTCCTACTGACGGGGATACAGGCGAAGGGTTCGTCCATCAGGAAGACGAAAAGAAGAAAAAGAAGAAGAAGCACGAAGAAGATGAGGATGATTCGGACGCTTCCGAAGAAGCAGAAGCTTCTGAAGAGAAGTCTGACGAAGAAGTCCTAGAGACTGCGCAAGCCGAAGAAGCATCTGCGTTGTCTGTTGAAGCTGACGCTAGTGTTGGTGGAGACGATGAAGTGGACGGCGTCCGTGCCAGTCTACAAGATTGGGTACAAACTGTTATTTTAGACCATAATAATTCAGAATCGGGAGAGTAAACAATGGCACTAAGACCAGATAGAAATGAACACCTAACTGACCTTAGCTTTTTCATGAATGAAACGGCTGAGCGAGGCATTGTTGTGGTCCATTCCACCGGAGGTTCCGGTTCAGCTATGGATGACGCAAATGCCAAGGTGATTTCCCCAGTTACAACCGTTAGTGGTAAAAACCCGGCTGGGTTGTTGCTAAACGACGTTGTTAATCTGGACCTTACCAGACAGCATATCAACTTTGCGAAAGATGAGATGCAACAGGGCGGCAAAGTTCTCTTGCTCCGTCGTGGTTGGGTTGTATCCGATCAGATTTCGGGGACACCCACCGTTGGTGCGAAGGCTTACTTCACGGTTGGCGGCCAGATTTCCGCAACTAATCAAGATAGCTTAAGCACGCAAATTGGCCGGTTCCTTAGCATTAAAGATGCTGACGGCTACGCTAAAGTAGATATCAACATTACTTAATATCCCTAGGAGAGAACATAATGTCTAACAGAAAATATTTTGAACCCACGCCAGAAATGAATGAGCTTCTAGTCAAAGCTGGTTCGATGAACCGAGAGGAGTCCCTTGCAGCTACTCGCGAACTAGCGAAGGCTCTTGAGCTTCCTCTTCGCAAAGGTGTCATGAGTGGAGATATCCTCGATGGCATTTTTGAAGCCATTCGTCTGGCTCCCGGCGCCACCTCTGAGTTCCCGCTTGATTTCCTATCACCGGGCACTGAGAAGGAATTTGTTGCCTATACAATTCCTAACCATGGCCGTATCCCAGAGCGACACGTTGAAGGTGACTATGTTATGGTTCCAACTTATGATGTTGGAGCATCTATTGACTGGTTGCTGAAGTATGCTCGTGACGCAAGATGGGATGTGGTTGGCCGAGCTATGGATGTCCTCCAGAGTCAGTTTGTTAAGAAGATGAACGACGATGGCTGGCATACCCTGATTTCGGCTGGCGCTGACCGGAACGTCATGATCTATGATGCGGACGCCTCTGCTGGACAGTTCAGCAAGAGACTTGTTTCGCTTCTTAAGGTTGTGATGAGACGTAACGGCGGTGGCAACTCCACGTCTATTAATCGTGGCGAGCTAACTGATCTTTACCTCAGTCCTGAAGGTATCGAAGACATCCGCAACTGGGGTGTTGACGAAGTTGATCCAGTTACCCGTCGTGAACTTATCATGGCTGATGGCGGTCTTCTAGTGAGAATTTTCAACGTGAATCTTCACACTTTGGATGAACTTGGTGAAAGTCAAGAGTATCAGAACTTCTATACCAGTGACCTTTCCGGTTCATTGCCGAGTACTAAGACTGAAATTGTTGTGGGTCTCGACCTGAGAAACCGTGACAGCTTTGTGATGCCCGTCCGCGCTCCTGTGGAAGTTTTTGAAGATGACACTCTTCATCGTCAGAGACGGGCAGGTCTTTATGGCTGGGCCGAGCATGGCTTTGCTGCTCTCGATACCCGGCGTGTATTGTTGGGGGCATTCTAAAAGTCGGTGTTTGGGGTTGCAAGTTCGAATATCCGGTGGTGGCGCACCTGCTGCCACCGGATTTTTAATAAGAATTAGGAGTCTGCGACATGGCCATTTTCTCTGTGGAAATTCCCGACGAAGATACCGACCGAGTTGTCGATGCATTATGTGCAAATTATGTTTACGGTGCTCAAATAGAAAATCCAGATTTCAATGACGAGCTAGAATCTGGACCTGATAACCTAGAGATGATAGACAATCCTGAAAGTCGTGCCCAGTTTGCCAATCGGGCGACAAGGGAGTTTCTGATGGGTCATACATATTCGTATGAATTGAAAACAGCGAAGGAGAACGCGACCTCTAGTGTGCAAAATCCACCTGCGATAACTGATCCGGCTGTATAAATAGCACTCAAAAACGGAAGAAGGAGCAATGTCGCATCCCATCATTAGGTTTTTAGACCGTAGTAAAGAGACTACCACTACCACTGGCTCTGGCCTGATTGCATTAGGAGGCGCTGTTGCTGGCTTTGTTCCTATCTCAGGTATCGGAAGTGGGAACTGTACCTATTATACTCTCGAAGAAGGTAGCAGTTTTGAAGTAGGCATTGGCAAATATGACAGTGCCGCTAACACACTTTCTAGGGACGAAGTATTTTCAAGCTCCAACAGCGATGATTCTAAAATTAATCTGGGTGGGGGAGCCAGTGTCTTTATCACCTACCCATCCGATAAAGCCATTGCCAAAACCTCTGGCAATTTTGTTGGCATAGGAATTGATCCAGAATACCAACTACAGGTAAGCGGAACCGGCTCTTTTAATACGGTAAGATGGGCTGACGGCACTACGCAAATAACTTCGGCTGTTGCTGCTATCGCTACGCTGACTACGAATCTTGAGTCTACTGGCCAGACGAATGCTAGTAAGATTACAACGAACACTTCTAGCATTGCGACGGCTTGGCTTGACATAAACCAGAACATTTCGAACATTGCGGCTACTGGTCAGACGAATGCTAATGGCATCACGACGCTGACTACGAACCTTGCGTCTACAGGCCAGACGAACGCTAACGTCACTACAGCGAATGCGGCCAACATCCTTATAGTGTCTGGGCTTATCGGCGGTGGAGGTGGAACCGGCTGTTGTGCTGACAATGCGGCTGATATAGTTATCCTATCGGGCCTAATAGCGTCTACTGGTCAGACGAATGCTAACGTCACTACAGCGAACGCTTCTAGCATCTCGACACTCACTACGAATCTCGCATCAACGGGACAGAC